CGGCTTGGTGTTCGTGCCCCACAGCGCGCCCTTCACCTCGACGTTGGTGCCGAGGATCGCCTTCAGCTCCTGGCGCACCTCGTCGTTGGTCAGCTCGCGCTTCTCCTGCGTCTGCCGCTGCTGCACGGTGCGGTCGAGGATCTCGCGCACGAGCGCCACCGACTTGCCGTCCTTCTCGTCCGGCTTCGCGCCGGGGTTGATGTTGTACTGCACCAGCGTGTCGTCGACGAGCTGCTTCTGCGTCAGGAACGGCTGCAGCTTCCCGGCGGCCGTCGCGTCGCCCTTGATGATCGCCGCCTGGATGTTCGTCAGCTCATCGAGGTCCGACGGGCTCAGCTTGCCGAGGTACTCCTTGAGGTTCACCGTGCGGAACTTCTCCGGCGCCGACGCCGCGAGCAGCTTCAGCGAGTACTGCGTCGAGAAGTCCGTCTTGATCGGCTTGCCCTCGATGAGGATGTCGCTGTAGCGCCGGAGCGCGGCCGACTCTTCGAGCGACATGCCCGCCCACTCCTTCGCGGGGATGCTGGTCAGCACGCCCTTGTTGGCTTCGAGCGTGTTCTTCGCGTTTGTCATCACCAGCTCGCGCTGGTCGCGCTTGATGTTGTCCTTGACGGCCTGCTCGTGCTCGACGGCGGAGATGAGCCGATCCTCCAGCTCGCCGCTGTAGTTCTTGCGGATCTCGGCGCGCTGCTTCTCCAAGCTGTCGAGCGTCTGGTCGCCCATGACCTTCTGCAGCCCGGCCTGGGTCTCGGTGCGCAGCTTCTCTTCCTTGCCGGTCGCGGTGATCGCCTTGTCGAGTGCGACGCGCGCCTCGCCGCCGATCTCGTCCTTGTGCTCGTCGTAGTAGAACCGCGCCGCGTCCGACCGGTCCTGCGACAGCAAGCCGTTGACGACGCCGCTGTGGACGCGCGTGGTGGTCTTGTCGACCTCCGCCTGGATCTGCTCGGGCCCCATGCCGAGCTTCGAGCCCTGCTTCTTGATCGCGTCGACGGCGACCGCGAGATCCTCGCGCGCCATCTTCGGGTCCGTCGGGCCCTTCGCGATGGCCGACTGCACGCGCCCGTCGACCATGCTGGTCAGCTCGTTGGCCGCCAGCGTCTGCATCTCGCTCGCGGTGTGCCGCCGGAGCTGCAGGTCGAGCTGCATCCGGCGCCGGAGCCGCATGGCCTCGAACGTCGCCTGCTGCTTCTCGTCGACGATGCCCTTGCCCATCTCGGAGGTCTGCTCGTCGTACGCGCCAAGCACGTCCTCGGGCAGGCCCATCGCATCCTTACCCTTGCGGGTAAGCGCACCGGGCGTGTCGCCGTCGCCGTACAGCGTCTTGTTCTCCCAATCGCTGCCCTCGGCGTCCCACTTGATCTTCTGCAGCTCGTCGGCGTCTTCCTTGGCCTTGCGCGCGGCCTCGCGGTTGCGACGCTGCTGCTCGGTGAACAGGTTGACGCCCAGCTCGGTGAGCGGCTGCGCGGCCGCCGCCTTCGAGAGGGACGTCTGCGCCTTCTCACGCGAGAGCGTCGCGCCGGTCGAGGTCTCGGTCTCAGCAGCCGTCCCGCGCACGCCAGGGAGCGCGGTGGGGTCGACCTGCCGTTGACCGTAGCGTTGAACGCGAGGCATCAGCTCGTCCCTCCGAAGCCGTACTTCTGCATGAACAGCGAGCTGCCTGTTTGCAGCAGGCCGCCGACCATCTGACTCCGCACCTGACTCGCTTGTTGGTTGGCACCGGCCTCCAGGTACGTCCCTTCCTTACGGACGATCTTCGCGCGCTTCGTGTAGTCCTCCGCCTGGACCTTGTAGCCCCAGGCTTCGCGCGCCGCGTTCGTGCGGATCTGCAGCGCGTCCAGCTCGCCGAGGTACGCCGCGTCGGCCTGCGTGTCGACGGCTGAGCCGAAGCCGACGTCGACGTTCGAGGCAGCGAAGCCCGCGCGCATGGCGCCGATGCTGGTCTTGACGCCCTGGCGGAACCGCTCCTCCTGCTCCTTGCCGCGCTCGATGGCGTCAGCGGCCTGCAGCCGGGCGATGCTCGCGTTCCAGTCCTGCAGGTCAGCCTGCGAGTCCGACGCTTCGCGCTGCTGCTTCCCCGCCTCCTGGAGCTGCTTGGCGGCCTTCGACTGTTGACGCGCCTGATAGATCGACGACGCAACGGTCAGGCCCAGGGCGATGAGTGTGCCAACCATGATGTCCTCAGAGCTTGCCGACGAGCTTGAGCAACCAGACGGTGACGGTCGCGCCAGCCGCGAACACGCCGATGATGATGCCGAACAACCAGCGCGCCTCCATCGTCGTGATCGGCCGGTCCTTCGACGACGGCTTGTCGCCTGCCGACTCGGGGATCGCAAGGTCCCGAATCAGCTCCGGCACGCCGAGCATAAAGTCTTTCACACGTTCCATCTCGCGCGCCGCGATGCCATTGATCGCTTCGAGCTTCGAGACCCGGTCGTGCGCGAGTCCGACCTTGCCGTTGATCTTGTCGAGCCGGTCGGCGTTTTCCTTGTGGCGCTCGTCCTGCCGCTCCTCCATGTAGTCCATGCGCTGCGTGATCTGCTGCATCCCGTGGTCGAGCGAGCGCTGCAGGTTGCCGACGATGTGCTGGAACTCCGGTGACTCCAAGCGATCTACCCTCCGACTTCGACGCGCGGGATGACGCCCAAGATGGTCAAGGGCATGGGGTCGGTCTGACGGATGAAACACCGGCCGTCTTCAGCGAAGCGAGCGTACAGGTTCAGGTCTGTGAGCCCGGTGTAGGACGCCTCGTCGCCGTCGTAGACCGGGGGCGTGTACTGCGCGAGGTGCGCCGTGTCCGGCCCGGCCAGGAACGACCGGGACGACTTGTCGACGACGAGCGAGATCCCCGTGATCTTCTTCTTGCGGTCGCGCATGTCGGTGCCCTGGGCATCCAGGTTCAGCAGCTCGATCTCCGCGTAGCGGATCGGCAGGCCGATGTGGACGTCGGTGTACGCCGTGGTCAGCGTGATGATGCCGAGCGCGCTCACGGTGAACAGCGGCGCGTTGGGGTGGTCAGGGTCGCCGTCGAACACGACCGTGCCGTCGCCGACGACCGCGACCACCATGCCGCTCAGGTGGTCGAGCCCGCCGAACACCGTCTCCGGCGAGCCGCTGTAGCTGAGCCCGCTGTCGACGAAGAAGCTGTCCTCGTTGAAGTCCTCCGCCAGGACGTCGCGCTTCTCCAGGCGCTCGATGTAGCGCACCGTGTTGCCGTCGATGACGCGCCGCACGATCACGTAGACCGCGTCCTCGTCGTCCTCGGGCACCACGCAGACGTGCTCGAAGCGGTCAGCCTCGCCCGTGTCGTGCCGGTGCCAGCCCCACACGTCCTGCTCCGGGATGTACGTCAGCCCGAGCAGCGCGCCGTCGCTGCGGATGCACCAGAGGATCGAGTGCGGGATCTGCGCGTGGTCGATCTCGTTGAGCTGGTAGCCGTCGAACAGGTGCCCGGCGAACACCGTGAGGTCCTTGCCGCCGAAGCCCTCGCTCTGCTGCTCGAAGCGCAGGTCGCGAACCTGGGTGCGCCGGGCCTCGACGTAGAGGATGGAGTTGCCCACGACGCACGGGACGACCGAGCTGACGCCGACGAAGCTCTCCTGGTCGCCGGGCGTGTTGCCTCACAGGATGATGCTGATTACCCGCCATGCGGAACGCGATGGAGTCGTCATCCTGCAGCGGGGACGCGATCCCGAAGTTGCTCGGGAAGCCCACACGCGAGCCGAACACCTGATCGGGTCCGTTGCGGGTGTGCGCGAAGAACCGGCGCTGCTGGTGATACGCGACCACACTCGGGTAGTTGTTCGTGGAGCCGAAGAGCGTCTGCGAGATCGGCGGCGTGATCTCGAACTTCGGCGTGAAGCCTGCGTCGCGGAAGCTGGCGGCGCCGGTTGCGGTGCCGACGTAGTACTCGGGTGCGCCGGAGACCGCGCCCCAGGTGATGACGTTGGGCGCAGCAGCCGTCGGCGCCGCGCAGCTCGCGAACGTGACGATGGCCGACGGGTCGCTCTCCTCGTAGTTCCCCGCGCCAGCGGCCGTCACGCGGTACCGGTAAGTGAGCGCGCCTGCGCCCCCGGCTGAGCCGCCCATGCCGGTCGGCGTCGTGGTGCTTGACGTCGTGGCGACCGTCGCGATGCTCCAGAACGTGTCGGAGCCGTACGTCAGCTCCTGCGACGGCTTGTCGATGTGGCAGAACGTGATGACGCGGCCGCTCTGCCGGTAGTAGACGCCGAGCGGGTCATCGAAGTCGTGCGGGATCTCCAGCAGGTCGCCGGGCATCGCGTACCAGTAGGTCGCGTTGGGCGGCGTGTGGTTGGTATGCGCGAGGATGCAGTAGTAATTGACGCTCGCCACCCTGACGATGTCGCCGACGACGTAGTCGGTGCTGTTGCTCCAGGCGTCGACGCTCAGCGGGTTCAGCTCGATGGGCGCGCGGTTCTTGAAGAAGCGGAAGTACTCGACGCCCAGCTCGATGAGGATCGACTCGCCCGCCACCTCGGACACGTAGCGCGCGAGCCGCACGTTCTCGTCGTAGTCCTTCGTGGCCTCGACCCACCGCAGCCCGGCGCGGTTCGAGACGCCGCCATGCCGCTGCACGAGGAAGTTGCGGCAGCGCTTCAGGCCGGTCGTGTACTTCGCGAGGTCGGCCCTGGCGGCGAGTGCTGGCGCCAGCTCGCCGGACGCGAATGTCCGCTGGATGACTGACTCGGACGCCATCTAGTTCCGGTCCTCAATCCAGCTCGCGTCGCCATCCTTCGCAGGCTGGCCTTCGTTCGCGGCGGCCTGCCGCGCGAGCCCGAGGTTGTAGCGGTACATCTGCATGCACTCCGCTGCGGTGACCTTGTTGCGGCTGAGCGTGGGTGCGAGGTGCGCCGCGAGCCGCCAGCTCAGGGCCTCGCGGTAGATCGCGTCGCCGTTGCCTGCGGCGCAGGGCGGCCGTCGCGTGTACTCGATGACCGCGTCCTCCTGGTCGGTGTCGATGAGGTCGCCCTCGCTGTCCGAGCGCATGCGGAACTTGATCGGGTTGCTGTCGTACTCCCGCCGCGTCTGCTCGTTGACGACCCGCCGCACGAACACGCAGTCGGTCGGCGCGCGATACGTGTAGATCCAGTCGGGGTTCGAGGGGTCGTCGAGACTGCCGTCGACGAGGTCGAGCGTGGTGGCCTCGACCGAGGCGTAGCCCGTCGCGAACGGCCAGGGGAAGTCGCGCAGCGTCGCGATGACGTCCTCGGTGTAGTGCAGCCGCAGCATCTCGCCCTCGACCGTGTTGTCAGTGCCGACGTTGACGGTGCGCTGGCTGATGCCGACGTGCGAGAGCGCGCGGTCGCACACCTTCGAGGTGAACGGCAGACAGTCCTCTTCGAGGTCGGTGTCGATGTCCTCGGGAACGTCGACGTCTTCCAGGATGATGTCGAGCAGGCCCCACGGCGGGAACTGCTCGTCCCACTGCGTGCCCGGCGCGATGTCCGGCGCCACGGGAATGAACTCGCCGTTGGTCGACCAGCCGTTCTCGCCTGCGTCCTCGCTGCCAGGGAAGATGAGCACGTCGTAGACGATGCCCAGCGCGTTGGCCGCGACGCCCACCGTGATCGAGTTGATGCCGCCCGCGATGATGGCGGTCGCCGCGTTCGAGCTGTAGCTGCCCGTCGCGATCAGGTTCGAGGTCGTGCCGGTGTTCGAGGGGTCGCGGAAGAAGCTCGCGCCGTCGTGCGGCGTGACGAGCGCCCACATCGGCCGCCGTTCACCCAGGTTGATGCTCAGCACGCGCGACGCGGTGCCGTCGCCCGTGAAGCTGAACTGGCGGATGACGCGCGGGATGCCCTCGTCCTCGCTGCCGTCGTCGTGACGGAAGACGATGAAGGGCACCTGGGGCGCGGCGGTGTCGTGCAGCGCGCTCTGCGTCTCGATGTTCGCGAGCGAGAACGTCGCGGCGTCGACCGTCTCGGTGGCGATGAGCGGCGAGACCACAGCGGCGCCGTGGCCCATGCCCTTGAAGAAGTCGCCAGCGGCCGTCGAGCCGTTGATCTCATCGAACGCGAAGAAGCCGAACTCGGGCAGGAAGTCTTCGTCGATGAGCGGCGTGTCCTTCGTCGCCGCGTCGCGCGAGTGCGCCAGCACGCCCGCCATCGAGAAGCGCATGCCGGGGTCGCAGAACGCGATGTACTGATACGTGTCGCCGCTCTTGTTGCTCTGGTCGCGCCCGCCTGCGATGCGCACCCGGTACCGGAACTCCGGGTCAGCGGCCGACGAGCTGCCTGCGTACGTCGGGTCGGTGCCGACGTCGACGGGCGTGTCCGGTGTCACCAGCTCCCCGTGGCCGGTCTTGCCTGCGAGCTTCGTCGTCCACCAGTGCGTGGAAGGACCCAGGGTCGACACCCGGCGGATGAAGAGCCACGTCACCGGGTAGTTGAAGGTGAGGTCCTTGCCGCTGCCAGTCCCAACGTAGGTGCCAGCCACGACGGCCACGGGAGAGATCGGCGCCGCGAGCGAGGTCGCCCAGGGCGATGCCGGATACGGCGCGTTGTGGATGCGCGAGCGCCGCGCGTACTCGACCGGCATGTCGGTGCCAGCCGCGTCCGCGATGTCCTCCGGTCCCCACACGCCGAGCACCTCGGCCACCGCGCTGAACTCGTAGATCGTCGCGAGGTCGGTGTCGGCCGCCTTGATGTAGAGGAGCTGCATCTCGCGCAGGTCCGGCCAGAACTCCCCAGGCGTCGGCTGATAGATGACGCCGCGATGGTTCGCGGTGCTCGACTCACCGGTCAGCGCGGTCAGGACGTCGGCGCCGCCGTTCGTCGTGTACCCGATCTGCCCCTGGCCGGAGCCCAGCCGCTTGCCGTAGCGCGAGACGTAGACCGCTGCGACGCCCACGTACCCACGCTGGCTGCGCAGCAGGGCCTCGACGTCGACGTCCAGCTCCAGGCGGTCCTCGCTCGTCGAGCTGGTGAGCCCGGCGACGCCGTTCGCGTCATCCGTCGGCCGCTGCATCGTGGTCTGGATGTCACCGACGAACGTGCCGTTGGTGGCGCCGAAGTCGTTCGCGATCACGCGCACGATCTTCGAGCCGTTGTGCCAGTCGAGCCCGGTGAGCGCGGCCGGGACCTCGGCATTGCGCCAGTCGTCCAGGTCGAGCCCGAGCTTCGTCGTCGGGAGCTGCGTGTCGATGTCCCCGAGCACACTGTTCGCGTGGTTCTGCGCCTGCCCCAGGCCAACGGTGCCGAAGCTGCCGCCGTTGATGGCGAGCGACTTGTCGATGTAGATCCGCGCGTAGGCGCTCGTGCCGTACTTGAGCATCACATCGCAGCGGTACCAACGGTTCGCTTCGAGCGTTGGCGTCGTGCCGATCAGGTCGCGCACGTCCGACGAGCTGCAGTTGAACGCGGTGAGCTTGCTGTCGGTCGTGATGCCCAGGATGAGCCCGGCGAGCGAGCTGGTGCCCCCGTGCGTCCTGAAGAAGTTGGTCGTCGTGTTGGGGAGCTGGCGAATGCGGAAGTAGAACCGCTCCCAGCTCTCGGTGCTCGCGGTCGCGCCGTTCTCGATGATCGTGTGGGTCTTCGTCTCCGACTGGCTGCGGAGCGCCATGCCCCAGCCCTCGACGTGCCGCGAGGCATCGCGCGAGACGCCGCCGGTCCCAGCGGCCGTGCCGCTCTCGCCCTGCGTCGGGTTCTCGAAGCCGTCAATCCAGCGGCGCGGCGTCGTGGGCTCGGGCGTCTCGACGACCTCCATCGTCGACGGGTCGACCACGGTGGGCGCGCGGCCGTCGACGTCGCTCGGGTCGACGCCGTCCCAGGGCGGCGCGTACTGGTAGATCCCGCGCCAGTGATACGTCACGGTCTCGCTGAACAGGCCAGGGATGCCGAACCAGCCGCCGCGCTCGACGGTGAAGTACGGCACGTCCAGGACGAAGCTGTTGCCGTTGGCGTCGGCTTGGCCGAACCAGGGCGAGGTGATCATCGGCGGCAGCACGCGCGAGACCGGCGTGGTCTGCAGCGTCGCGCCGTACCACGTTGCGGCGAACGCGGGGCCCGCGAGGAACTCGCCGACGGCGGCCGACTGGCCGTTCAGCGACGCTCGGCCACCTTCGATGACCTGAGCGTCGCCAAACATCTGAATGAACGCGGGGCTGGTGTTGGGGTACGGAGAGACCTGGAGCAACGACGACGACGCCTGCAGCGTCGCCACCTGGGCGGAGTCCGGCAGCCAGATTGTGTAGTCGAGCCAGAAGCTTGTTGCCATCTCTCTCTCACCTCACCGCGTCGAGCAGTTACTCGTCGCTGTCGCTGGCGTTGTACGGGTCCGGCCCGCCTTCGGGGTTGTCAGGACCGACCACGAGACCCGAGGACCGCTCCTGCAGCATCTCGTCGTGCTTGCGGCGCAGCTCCTGCTGGCCGGTGGTCGCTCGATGTGGGGTGGCCGACGCCACGCGCTCCATCCACTTCGAGGTGAACTCGTGCGCGTAGTTGAGGGTGAACACGTCGCCGATGCGCTTGCGCTCGTCGTTGTGGTACCCCATCGCGGTCGCGCGGACCTTGAAGCCGGGCTGTCGCGGCATCGCGACGCGCTTCTCTTTCGGCTTGGGCGTTTCGTCGACGACGTCGCGCGAGGGCGGCAGCGAGCTGCGGAACGGACGAGCCGCCGGAGACGACGTGCGGGCCGCTGCCTTGGGAGCAGCAGACCTCGCAGCGCGCGGCGACGTGGACGGAGCTGTGGTGCGTTTTGCCAAGGGTCAAACCTTTCGTTGCCTGGGAGATGTGAAAGCGCCGGATGCAGAGTCCCAGCCCTGCACCCGGCGGTCGAACACGACGACGCGACTAGCTGTTGACGTAGCCCTTCGCGTAGTCCTTCAGCTTGACCACCATCGAGAGTGGCTGGATGAAGGTCGTGATGACGCCCGTGTCACCAGACCCCACGACGTACGAGGCGCCGAGGTAGCGCTCGAACGGCCCACCCGGAGGGATGGGGATCACGAACCGCGCGCCTGCCACGAGCAGGGCCTTCGGGATCGTGCGAGCGGCGAGGATGGTCGGCGACCCGAGTGCCGCATCCGCGTCGGTCAGGACGTTGAACGTGTTGGTGTCTGTCGAACCGGCGTATGCCGTGTCGACGCAGATCACCAGGGCGAGCGGTTCGCCGTCGCCGACCTGTCGATTCGGGGTGATGTCCCCGAGATCGATCTTGTCGGTCGAAACGGTCGTTCCTGCCGTCAACGACTTGCCGTCGTCGAGGAGGAGCAGCTTGTCGATGAACATTGAATCGTCTCCTTGAAAGCGGTTGTTGGTGAACCCGGTGAACGTCTCAGCTCAGGCCCGCGCCTAGCTGACGACCGTCTCCGTGGTCAGGATCGCGTCCGTCAGGCGGATGGGGATGTCCCCGAACGCCATGATCGGCTTGCCCATCACGTTGTCGTACGTGATGCCGCCGCCCGCTCCCACCGCGATGCGCGCTTCACGACGCAGCCGCTTACGGATCGACCGGTTGACGTAGATGACGCGCTGGCCCAGCGAGTTGGGCAGCCGCTCCACCGCGTCTTCGAGCGCGGGGATGAGCGCAGCCGTGGTCGGCGCGGCATCGAGATCCGAGAGGTCGATGTTCGCGACGCGCACGACGTAGCGCCAGTCCTTCACGCAGAGACCGGCCTTCCACTGGTACCGGTCCTGGTACGCACGCATGCGGTTGCCCGCGACGCCTGCGGTGACCTCGATGGTCTGCTCACCGAAGTCGCTGTGAACGATGCCCGCCTGCGACCCCTTGGGGAACAGGCCGAACACGGTCTCGGGCGACCACGCGACGAGCCACATGCTCGTGAGGTCCGACGGGCTGTCCTGCGTGCCCGCCATGTTCACGATGTTGGCGCCGCTCGTGGCCGACAGCGAGCTGTAGCGCGCCGACAGGCCGGTGAACTCCTCGGGCGCGAGCCCGCTGTTGCCGTAGAAGAGCGTCGACGCCATCTCCTGGTTCATAGCTTCCAGGAAGGCGCGAGCCTCCGACAGCCGCAGCGCGGCCACGTTGCCGTTGAGCTTCGCGAGATCGACGTCGACCTCGGACCATGCTTCGAGCATGCCGCTCTGCTCGTCCACCTGTGCGGTCGTGGACTTGCTCGGCGCGACGCCCTGGTTCAACAGGCGCCAGTACACGGTCGGCAGACCCGTGCGGATCGTGGTGCGGTGGCCTGTGGGCAAGTTGCCCTCAATCCACTGCATGTCGGTGAGGATCTCGTTGGTCTGCGAGAGCAGCTCCACGATGGTCGGCACCGAGCCGTTGGGGTCGAGGCGCTTCGCCCAATCGAGGAGCGTGAGCGCGTTGGCTGCGAGAACAGGCATTGTGTCCCTCTATCCGATGAGCTTGCGAGCGCTAGTACTTGGTGCCGCCGTAGAGCTTCTGCGCGGCTTCCTCGTTGGCCTTGAACGGGTCCTTTGACCCCGCGTCGGCCACCGTTGTCGTGTCCTTCAGACCAGCGTCTTCACTCATCAGTTTCCCGAAGTCCGCGAGGAGCGCGAGGACCTCGATGTTGTGTTGGTACCCGTTCCGTGCCAGCAGCGACCTGATAGCTGCTGATCGCGGATGCCCTTCGGGTCGAATCCGGTTGAGCGCTTTGTCGGCCAGCGCGCGTGTCTGGTCGAATCGTGCCCCGCCGTATTCAGCGTCGGCTTTCGCTTCCGAGAGGAACGACTCGCTGATCGCCTTGACGTGTTGGCCGTGCAGGTTGATCTCCTGCTGGGTCGTAGCTTCGTCCCAGCCGTAAATCTCCGCTGCATTGCGCACCCGCCCGAGATCGGCTTCAGTGAGCAGTCCTCCTTCAGGGATCGTCAGCG